ACAGCAAACACCAGCGGTCCTCCTGCAGACCAGTCGGCAACCCCTACGATCAACGCAGGGATCAAACCAGCAGCAGACGTATCTACATTTGGCAGTTGGCTGAAGTCACGAGTAAAAGACCTTCCAATCCCCTTGATGCAGGCCCACTGATGAAAGTTATTCAACTGACAGCAGACAGCGGTTCTCGCACAACGGTTGACCTCGATTCAATGATTGCCATATTTGTTCCGAAGTATAACTATTCGGCAAAGTGCTGGTCATTGGACATCTTGGATGTTTCTGGCGAGTTGCTGCTCGTGGGTCTCATGCTCGTCCCAGACGTCGACATTCTTGAGCCGTATACGTCGGTGAAAGAAACAGTAGGGGCTTTGGTACTTGTTGAAAAAACAGCAGGCGATTACATGCTTCCTTATTCCCTCGGGACAACAGCAGTTCTATTGTGGTATGCACCCGGTGAAGAGGTTGTGATTCCATGATACTTGAAGGCGGACAACCCTTTTTGAGACGAGTAGAGGTCATTGTTGGTCCTCTTGCCGAATGGCGGGGTGGCGGCGATGAGTCTATTGGAATCCGTCTTATCGGGGATGGTACGCCACAGAACTTTCGTATCCGGTTCCAGGTGAGCAAACACGTCATAAGCACAGCGAACCCGTCCATCGTTTCCATTTACAATCTAAGTCCTGCTCTCCGGAAGGCACTACAGAACAAAGAAGCTCGAGTTTTGCTCAGGGCAGGATATGACAACACAGGGATGGTCGAGGTGTTTGGCGGGTCGTTGCTAGCTGCTGTGAGTCAGCGCCAAGGTCCCGATATTGTCACCGATCTTATTAGTTTAGCAGGCTGGGGCGGGGTAGTCCGGTCCGCTGTGGCGAAATCCTTTTCTCGCGGCATTTCCGTGCGAGATATCGTTATAGATCTTGCCAAAAGCATCCCCGGAGTATCAGTTGATCCAAAACTGATTCGCATTGTGGATGCAAACATCGGTTCGCAAGGATGGAGTTTTGCAGGTCCCGCCAACGACGCTCTGGATCGGATCGCCAGGGTGTATGGATTCAACTGGTGGATAGACAGCGGAATATTCCATGCAGTCGGGGACAACGCTGCACTGCTTACGGGAACGACACCGAAAATATCAAGCAAGAACGGATACCTGTTGCGAGCGGAGCCCATGCTCGCCAGCCCGTTCCAGGTGAAGACAGGGGTGTCAATATCATCGCTGTTCAATCCGTATGTTCAACCAGGACGGTTTGTGGCCCTTGAATCTGAGATGAATCCGAGTTTAAATGGGCAGTATAAGGTTCACACCTTGTCGCACAATGGCGATACACACAGCAGTCAGTGGTCAACCGAAATTCAATCCTGGGTGGTGGTGTAATGGATACGACGGGAGCACCACAAGAAGCACAGCTTCGTGAAATATTAGACAGGGCGATGTCTCGTCTGAATACCTGTTTGCCTGGCACCATTGATTCGTTCGATGCAGCGACGCAAACTGTGACAGTGACTCCAGCTATACAAATGAAGGTGCTGCTGGGGGATTCTGAGACGTTCATGGATCTGCCTCAAATTACCAATGTACCTTTAGTGTTCCCATTCGCAGCTACCGCCGGATTCGCTTTGACACTCCCTGTCAGAAAAGGCGATCCTTGCCTGCTTGTATTCAGCCAAAGGGCAATCGACAACTGGCACAACATGGGTGGAAGTCAACCCCCTGAAAGTGGAGTGGGGGTACGGCACCACGATCTAACTGACGCCTTCGCAATATTTGCCCCATCCCCACTCACGCAAGTTTTGGGTGAATGGGAGGCTGACGGGATTGAGATTAGGAACAGGGATAAAACCAGCCGGGTAACTGTGAAGGATGCATCGGTGGAGGTGCAAGTCGGGGTATCAAAAACGACAATAGTGGACAATCTTATCACGCTGGATGGGCTAGGGGAAGAGGCTACAAACGGGGTGGTGCAAGGAGATTGCATTTGCCCATATACCCGGACAAAGCACGTGATGATTTCCGACACAGTTAAATCGTCTTTGTGAGGCTTGTAAAATGGCAATGACAGGGGCAGGGTTAAAAGCAGCAAGAGCGGCGGCAAGGGATACCGTGATGTCCGAATATACACAAGGGTCGAATGCTACTGCCGCTATTCAATTATCTGATGATCTGCTTCTGGCGGATTCTACTGCGATTGTCGAGTACATACAACAGAACGCTGTTGTGACAACGACAAGTGGGGCACCTGATGGTGAGCACACTGGGGAGATTGATTAATGCCGTTCACTTGGAAACTCTCAAGCAAGCACGACCTTTCGATCGTCGGTGGCAAATTGTCCATTGCTACATCGAGAGACGAGATAAAGCAGCGGGTTATCGTCACGCTGTGGCACCACTGGGAGGAGTATTTTCTGAACGTCCCTGCCGGTGTGCCTTGGTATGAGTTGATCCTTGGGAGCCGCGACAGAGCTATGGTTGAGGCAATCATCCGTCAAACCATTTTGTCTGTTCCGGGCGTGCTTGGTGTCCTGCGGTTGCAAATACTTTCACCAACGGATGTTCTGCGAGAATTTACCATATACGCCGACATCGAGGTGCTTGGCGGTTCGGTATCATTGCAAGCTACAAGTCCCAGAGAATTGTGAGGTAAGACGTGCCTGATTTTGGAGTAGTCCCAGAAGGATTCGTTCGGAAGCGGCTAGTGGACATAAAGGACGACTTGATCTCCGAGTTGTCCTCTGTAACTGATCCTGGCACCGGAGAGCAGTTGACACCCAGCTTGGCTGACGAGAACGATCCTCTGATCTTGTTAGTCAATGGGTTTTCGGATTTGATGGCGGTGGCCTGGGAGCAGCTTGAGCTTGCTTACAACCAGTTCGATCCGCTGAAGGCCACAGGAGCAGGGTTATCGGGGACGGTACAGCTAAACGCCATTCGCCGGAAGCCCGGGACGTTTTCGACCGTCGTCCTTACTCTAGCGGGAACAGCAGGTCGGTATGTCCCAGCAGGCAAAAAGGTTTCGACAGCTGATGACAAAGTGACTTTCATTTTGCCTGAATTCGTGTTTGATGGTGCTGGTGCTGCATCCGTTGTCGCAGTGGCGTCTGAAAAAGGGCCACTGATAGCTTTGGCGTCTTCGGTAGTGAAGATCTTGACCCCTGTATCTGGATGGGATTTGGTGACCAACCCTGCTGACGCAACTGTAGGCACCTACGAGGAAACTGACTCCCAGCTTCGTCGCAGGCAGCGCGACAGCACGGCAAATACCGCCAGATCAATTATCGACAGCATTTACTCGTCGATCAGCAACCTCCCTGGGGTTGTCTTCTGCATGGTGCGACAAAATATCACTCTGTTTGAGGCGGGTGGTCTACCTGCAAAATCCATTGCTGCTGTGGTAGTCGGCGGCGATTCAGAAACGATCGGACAGGAGTTATTTAGCCGAGTGGGTAGTGGTACTGAAACATTCGGAACAACGACCATCACAATCACCGACACACAGGGGATTGAATACCCTGTCAAATTCAGTAGACCAATTGAAGTCGCAATCCATGTGGTCATGCAAGTCAGCGTGATTAACGCTTTTGTGTGGGGCGGTGATGGGGAAAATAAAATCAAAGCTGCGATTCTTGCGTATGCTTCGCAGGGTGCTGCTGCTTTGGGGATTCCAACCGGGTTCAACCAAGATGGATACATCCCAGGTCAATCGGTGTATGCTTCTGAATTATATATTCCGGTAAACAGCGTGCAGGGAATCCGCATATTGTCGCTTTTTGTGGGAAGTGCCTCCCCGGCTACAGAAGAAGACGTGCAAATTGCTTGGAATGAGCTTGCTGTCTTTGCCAGTGACAATATTACTGTAGAGGTGATTTAAATGGCATTTGACCCTGTCATCCTGGAAAAAATTGACGCTGCATCACGGATGGTTTCGCGGACTTTGTTGCAATTCAGATCATCCCCTGTATTCCTGCAGGTGATCAGTGCGTTCGCAGCTGAGATCCAAGCCCTGCTAGATGCAACCCAGGATGTGATTGTTGCTCGCACCCCTGCTACTGCACGAGACAGCCAATTGGATGCCTTGGGCAGAATTGTGGGGCAAGATAAAGCCCTTGTTGACTACTCGGTATTTGATTGGTTTACGCCCGATATCGGAGGGCGGGGGGCTGATTCTGGTGCCGCGTGGGTTATTGATGCACCACTCGGCGAAACAGTTATGGTGTCAGGCACAGATTATCGAAAATTAATTGAAGGTCGTGTTGCTTTGAATATGACTCAGTACGGCTCGGTTCCGGAAATACAGCAGATGATTGAACGCACATTTGGATTCACCGCAAGCATAATCCGCGTCAATTTGATGACTGTGAAAATAGTTGTACCTGACCACGTTTCTGATAACGACATTGCTTTGCTGTCTCGAAAGTTCACAACGACAAAAGTCAATGATACATATTTCATTCCATTGGCGGCGACAACCCAAATATCCGAAGTCGTGAGAATGTCTGACCATATCACATAAGGAGAGAGCTATGCCGGGAAATAGAACAGTAGCGTTGGTGGGGGAGTGGGCAAAGGATGCCCCTGCTCCACCGCAAAATCCGATAAAAGGTGACACCTATGCAGCAGCAGTCGTTGCGCAAGCGGTTGTAAAGGCTGGGTGGCCGTTCGGTACAATTGTTGACTCAGCACAATTCAACGCATTTATGCGGCAGATGACTCAACTGATGTTGCTCTTGCAGGAGTGGGGGGTTTTGCCCTGGCGGGCGTTGTCCACATACCAAACAGGAGCGCACACGCTTGGTAGTGATGGGCAGATGTATCGGGCGTTGCAAGAAACGACCGGGAACGACCCTACCACCCAGCCAAGTGCCTACTGGTTGTTGATTGACACCGGTGCACACGCCATCCTGACCGACGCACATGGCGCCACACCTACACCAACCGCCAACCGCTTCGCGATGTATGATGCTGATCTCCGCCTCAAATCGGGGGCTGCTCCTGCCGCAGCAACAGATGTGTGGCGCAAGACTG